AGAGATTTTCGTCGGCCAGCCCCACTCCTTCTCCAGCTTCACCGGCAGCGATTCCGCGTCCATCGGGGTGGCGCGGATGCGGACCTTGCGGTTCGGCGCACAGGCCGGCAGCAGTTCGGAGAGGAACCAGCGCAAGGTCTTGCGGCGCTGGTCGGGGGTCTGCACGCTGTCGGGGCTCTCCACGTCGTCGACAAAGATGAAATCAGGGCGGTGGTCGAGGTGCTTGATGCCGCGGATGTCCTGGTCGCGGCCGATGGCCTGGATGCACACCCCGGTCGTCGTCACCAGCTTGGTCTGCGTCCAGGCGTCTCCTTTGAGGTCGCCGAAGGCCGCCTGAATCCACGGGTTGTTCATCAATTCGTAGGCGACGGCGGCCAGGCGCTCGGCCGCCCGCGTCTCGTTCGAGGAGATGATCACGATATTGCGATGCGCCATCAGGCACGCCGCCAGCACGATGTCCTCCTCGCCCAGGGTCGATTTGGCGCTACCCCGGAAGGCGAGGCAAATCGTGTAGGGATCCGGCGACCAGAAATCCGCAACCATCGCCTCGTGGAACTCGGCCGCCGGCGTCGGCACCCCGTCGTACTGGTGACGGTGGGCGAAAACACACTCATGAGCGGTCCACTTGTCCTCGGCGAGGATTTGCAGAATCTGCGCCCGGGCGGCGAAGGCGGCTACGGCATCCGTGTCCTTCATCGCCCGAACACCAGCAGCAGGCAATCAACCGGCGTGTTCCATTTCAGTCCGCCGAATTTCGGCTTAGGCAGGAAGAAGCTCGGCACAGCGCCAAGGGCCAGGGCGCGATGAAACCAGCGGGCGTTGGTGCGGGCCGGCGTCAGCAGAACAGCCAGATCGGCGAGAGCCGCCAATTCGACAAACGGTGGGATCGAGGACCACGGCGGATTGCAGAACACGCGCTCGCCGGACCACCGGAGCGGCTCGGCCTCCGACGAAAAGCGCGGCAACAGCGCATTCTCCGGCGTCGCGGCGCCGTCGAGGGTGAATCCGTATTCGGCGTTCCATGCCGCGAATAGAGCCGGCGGGGTCGTCAAATCCTGCTTGCGCTCGCCGCCGTACCACTCGACATAGGCCGGCGCCCTGGCGGCGAGGGCGGCTACGGCATCAGTTTCGACGCTCATTGCCGCTCCAGATCGTGCAGCGTGCGCACCAGCTCGGCGGCGCACTTGGCTGCCTGCTCGCGGTAGCCCTGGTTGCGGCGCCACAGCATCCAGCGGCCGGACGCCCCGGCCCCGAGGGCGGTATTGTTCAGGTCCGCAGCGATCAGGCGGGCCGCCGCCATCAGCGCGCACCATTGGCGCAGGGTCAGCGTCTTGCTGACGCGGGTGTCGGGGCCGACCGGGAAGGCCCGGGGGCGCTCCGCCAGGGTGACCAGGCTGGCCGTCTGCATCAAACGTGCCTCCCGGTGCCGTCAAACAGGATGTTCCAGCTCCGAGCGCGGTTCCTCGCCATCTTCCGGTCGATCTCGGCGTGCAGGTCAAAGCTGGTCAGCGACGCCCAGAAATAGAGCAGGATCACGATGTCGGCGGCCTCCTCGGCGGCCTCCGCATCCGATGGCGCGTCGAGGAATTCGCGGAACTCCTCCCGCAGATGGTTGACCACGCCGGCTGACCGCGCGGCGGGGAATTGCTCAGCCTGCCACTGATTGACGGTGGCTTGCGTCTCCCTCAAAAAGCGACGGTACTGCATTTTATTCCTTGACAAACCTCTTGAATTATCTCACGCGCGGGCGCGCGCGCCTGTGCGCGGCAATATAGCCGTGTGTCACGCTGCCGGCTTCGCGGCGGGCGCGGTCTCGGCCGTCCCGGCACCCACGCCCGCATTGGCCGTCGTCGCCGGGGGCGGCATGCTGGCGGCCAGCGCACTCGATTGCGCGGCGATCGTCTCGGTCTGGGCCTGCGTCGTCCTCGCCATCGCCTCGTCCTTCATGGCGGACCCGCTCGAGGAGCCGTAATACCATTGGATGACGCCGGCGAACCCGGTGGTCATCATGCCGCCCAGGAGGATCTTGAACACGTCGGTTTCCGGGGCCTTGACCGCCAGGAAGAAGGCGAGGCTGACGACCCCGGCCAGCAGCATGAAGGCCAGCACGTCCCGCATGTTGATGCGGTCGAGGAAGGCGTTCATGGCCTACTCGGCGGCGTCCCTGGCCGGCTCGGCGACAAAGCTGGTCATGGATGGCCCAGGGGCCGGCTTTCTGCTGCCGCGCGGCACCTTCGGCATCTCTCTGACAGTTCTCGCAAAGACAGCCGTCTCTAGCCCGAGATCAGCCAGAAGCTGCTTCAGATTGTCGATAGCTTCGGCGACTTTGTCGCTCCCAAGGATTTTGGCGCGCTCAAGTTCGCTGTCCGGCGCGTCTCCAACGAAAGTTATCTCGATGCGAAAGCTGGTCACGGTCTCTCCTTTTGTAACTGTGGGGAGTTTACCGGAGTTTACGTCTGATCCCCAATGGAAAGGCCCGCAACGGGGAGCGCTACGGGCCTTTCTCGTGCGCCTTGACCTGTAGGGGGGATCAGGCGCTATTGTCGTGCCAACCACGAGACGACGGGCATCAGATACAATGACCAAGACCGAATTACAAGACCAGGCGGCGATCATCGCGGCGGCGGCACGCGGGCCGGGCGCCATGTGCATGGTAAGTGACGCGGAAAGCGCCATGATCGCCGAGGATGCCATCGAGGCGCTGGAGGCGGCGGGATACCTGATCGTGCCGGTGGAGCCGACCGAGGATATGCAATCCGCCGGGGCATACCCACGAGAGAACCGGAAACCCGTCTCCGACATCTGGCGGGCGATGATCTCAGTGAGGCCGCGGTGAATTGCCTTCTCCTGATGTCGGTCCTGGGCGGCGCTGCCCTCGTCGCGGTCGCCAATCGGTGCCTGCGGCCGTGAGCGATCCTCTGCATTTATGGGAAGATGCCGCCGTCGCGGAAGAGGGCGATTACACCGAGCGCCTGCGCGTTCCCGGCGGGTGGCTTTACCGCTGTTGGATGCGGCCCTCCGGCGCCTCGGGCGATGAGGGCATCGTCCTGGCGATAACCTTCGTGCCGGAACCGCCGTGATCGGAAACGAGAAAGGCCCCGAAACTATTGCCGGGGCCCTTCCCTTTCGTGCTTGACGCCGCCGAGATTCCGGGCCAAGGATTAGATCCCATCAACGGGGCGCCACACCCCTCCGAGACCGTGCATGTCAGATAGACAATCCCCACCGAGAAGACAAGCCTGCATCGAAGCGCGCAAGGCTGCCGTGGATATCCTGGTCACCGCCGCGCTGGCGGCGCGCGGCATAACCATGAGCGACATCGAGGGTTGGGTTGAGGCTCACGAGGCCGAGCACAGGGAGGTCCGAGACACCCCAAACGGCAACGATCCGTTTCTCAGTGACGAGATTCCGTTCTGATGAGCGGGGTCGCACAGCTGCGGCCGGAGGCCGGCATCGTCTGCCGGCGGCTGGCGCGCGTAGACAAGGGGTCGCTGATCGGCTCCTGCGATCTGGAGATCGTGCGCTGGAACCTCGTGCTCTACGGCTGCACCTGGGCCAACGGCAAGAACGGCGAGTTTATCGGCCTACCGTCGCAGCGCTACGTCCAGGACGGCAAGACCTCCTACAAGGCATTGGTCCAGTTCTCTACCAAGGAAGCCAACAGGCGCTTTCAGGAGGCTGCGCTGGCAGCCGTCAGGCTGCTCGCATGAGCGAGTTTCGCGGATCACGCCGCCTGATGGCCCGGATTCGTGACGCCAACCGCGTCAAAAAGATCAATCACTCATATAGCCCGCCATCCAGGGAGGAGATTGCGCTAAGAAAGCGCCTCGCCCGCGAGGTCGCTCTGGCGCGTTCGGCGCCCCTCGACAGTAGCCCACGCTTAGTAAAACAGGCCCCGAAGCAGCAGTCGTAGAATTGTCGGCTGGGCTTAAAGGCTCATTGCCGGTCCCGCCTGCCGCCAGCGATAGCTGGTCCGCCGCCAACAAAAGACCCAGCCGTCTCTCGGCGCGCGCTCGCCCCGCGTACCCCCGAGGTCGTACAGGATCACTAGAACGCATACGCATGTCGTGCGCGCGGCCCGAAGCGCCTCTCCGGAATGAGCGAGAGAACGCGAAACCGCGCCGAGGGATGTCGCCTCGAACAAACGGACAGGCCCAAAGGGGGGTGGGGCGGCCTATGTCTGCGGCAAGTCAGAGACTCCTGCCCTTGCGGCAAGCAAGGGAAGGTGCTGTGCGATGATCGGATCGATGGAGGAGGCTCCATCGGATCGATGGAGGAGGCTCCATCGGACTTGCCAGCAATCGGGCTGTCCTGCAATACTACGGACAGCGACGGCCGCATTCGCTGGAGAAGGCTCCTGCGGTTCCGGCGAGCCGAACGAACGGAGAACGATGGAGGAGTCTCCATCGGACTTGTTGCAGGATGTTTCGGAAATGAGTTATAGAGGTTGCGAGATTGCGGATTTCCAAATCTGCAATCGGTTTGCGAGACCGAACTCAAATTTCACTCCGCCACCGCCGATCGAGGTGAAATTCCAGAACGGATCCAATGGGTTGGTGCGGTCGGTAGCGCACCGCGCGGGGGTCGAGGTCGTGCAATAATCGCATCATCTGACTTGACGCTGCAAGAGCAACGCGGCTTGTTGTAACGCGTGCGTTACGGGCAAGGCCATTCAGAGATCGCCATTTGCGGCGCACACAGTCGCCGTACGGGCCTGCCGTGCCGCCAGCGCCCCGTTCCGAACCGCCGACGTTGCCGCATGCACGGCGGCAACAGTGGGAACCCGGGCAACCATCCTCGCTCCGTTGATCGTGCGCATGCAGTCGTCCAGGCGCGTCAGCTGCTGTTCAAGCGGCTGGGGCTGTCATGGTATGGTGGTCGGACGCCGGGGCGGACAAAGGTTCTCAGCCGCATGGACGATGCATTACGGGTAGCCGACGCGTTGATCGAGCAAGGGGGCGTTGCGCTGTCCGGCGAGCTGGCGCCGCTGCTGCCGGGGACTGGGCATGCGAAGGTGCTGGAAGAGGGGGCTTACCTTGGGCTAGAGCTGCAACGCGATACGGTGCTGATGGTCAAGGCTCAGCTCGACCGGTCGGGTGAGGATATCGACGTGAAGCTGCTGCGTGCGGGTAACGAGGCTGCGCGCGATCTCACACGGTTAGCGGTCAGGGTCGCGGAGGGGGCGTTCAAGGCACAGCAAGGCAACCAGTTAGTCGCCTTGCTAGAGCAATTGAAGGCCGCGCAGGAGAGGAAACGCAGCTGAGACCCCTTACATCGGTAGCGTGCTGTACCAGCGGGTCACGTAGCGCCCCCCGATGCGCGGCTTTCGGCTGACAATCTCCGGCCGTTCCCCCTCGCACACTTCATCGGTATTGAACATGTCCGCGAGCACATCATCGGCATGCTGGGCGGATTTGAACGGGCCGGCATAATCGTAGCGAGCTTCAATCATCGTCATCTCCCTTGGTTGGCGTGGCGAGGGAGCGTCAGACGTCGCGCGCAATCTCGCCTAGCAGCCGGACGTAGTTCTGCGCGTAGGCCGCGCGCGTCTCGCCGGTTGTGCTCAGCAGCCGATGATCTATCGCTGCCGCCGAGATCATTTCGGACGCGGTGCGGAGCATGTTGCGGTGTGCCTCGTTGGCGTGGATGCTGGCCGGATAGGCGTAAGCCCAAATCCGAGGAATCGTATCGACGACTGCGAACCCGCCCGTGCTGTCGAATCCATACTTGATCGTCATGGGATGCTCCGTGGTTGACGACGCATCCTCGCCCGAAACATTCTTCGTGTCAACACATATTTTCGCTTGACCTAACGTTTCGTGGTGATATGGTGATCCTGTCAACCACGGAGATACGCCATGACATATGAATATAGCGACAGCATCCGCGAAGCCGACGAGCATGTGCTGCCCGATATCGAAGTGTTTAAGCTGACTGCCGAGGAAGTTGCGGAACGCCTCGACGAGGACACCGCCTACGAGTACCTCAAGAGCTTCCCTCTGGCTCACATGAACTCGCGTGATCGTCAGGCCATGATTGACGCTATCATCGCTGGCGAATGCCTGACCGGCGGATGGTTTTATTGGTATTGCTTCCCTGGCTGCCTGCCAGACAGCGAGCCTTACGGACCGTTCGACAGCTATGCCGCGGCACTCGAGGATGCTCGGGACAGCTGCAGCCTGTAGCGAGTGCACATTAACAGGGGAGAACCACAATGACGACGACAACCGAAATCGGCGGAGACATCATCGACCTCCGCGACGTGACGGAGCGCCTTGAAGAGATTGAGGACATCGTTGCAAACGAGGAGCCGCTTGACGACGACGATGCGGCGGAGCTTGCGGCGCTGACGGCTCTGCTCGATGAGCTGAAGGGCTATGGTGGCGATCACCAATGGCGTGGCGATTGGTATCCGGGCAGCATGATCCGCGACTCGTATTTCGAGGATTACGCGCAAGATTTAGCTAAAGACATTGGCGCAATCCCGACCGACAACAAATGGCCCTGCACCTGCATCGACTGGGAGCAAGCGGCCGGCGAGCTGAAGAGCGACTATGGCTCGGTCGAGTTCGGCGACGACACCTATTGGTACAGGTGAGCAGCCGGCATGGCGCACCAGCCGGTCGCGAGGGCAGCGTGATGCCGCAAGCTATCCTATCGCCCGACAAGCTCGCGCTGATCGAGCGCGTCCATCTCGAAAACGGCGTTCACGCGAATTTCGAGGCCGGCGTTTGTGCCCAGATTGAGACAACCGATGCCTGAGCGTCTGCAGTCCCTCCTCGCCGGCAAGTATCCCTACGATGTTGAAATCCGCGCGATGATGGCGCGGGTAGGGGAGATGATGCGGGGAGCGCGGCTATGATATATCGCATTGGGTTAACGCAGACGGTGCTTGAAGGAGTCACGGTTCGCGTCGAGGCCACTTCCGCCGATGCGGCGATCGAGGCTGCCATCGCCTTGGCAAACGCCGGAGATGTTGATTGGTCGTTTATCGAAGCCTCCGGCCCTGTTGAGGTGGTTTCGCTCGATGAGGAGGCGGTGCCAGTGCATATCGTGCGCTCGGTCGATGGTGTGGAGTGGCTCGAGTGAGCCGCTCGCAATCCTTCCTCGGTGGCATCGTGGCGGTGGGCATCGTGGCCTCGATTGCTATGCCGGAGGTGCTGTCGCAGCCGCTGATTGCGGGCGAGGCGCGTGTTGTTGATGGTGATTCGATCGAGATACTGCCGCGGCAATACGGCGAGAAACCGACGCGCGTGCGCCTGAGCGGCGTGGACGCGCCCGAGCTCGGGCAGCTGTGCGGCGTGATCCATTGCGGCCTGGCTGCGAAGGGAGCGCTGCAGGACGCCATACGCGGCTCGCTGGTGACGTGCAAGCCCTCCGGGCTTGATAGGTACGGCCGCACCCTGGCGCAGTGCGCCACGGCGGACGTGCGCGACCTGGGGGCACATATGGTCGGCACCGGGTACGCGAGATCCTACGTGCGAGGTGGCGATCGCTACAAGGATGCGGAGGACGCGGCCAGGGCGGAGCGGCTGGGGCTGTGGCGGACATCAGCGGGAGACTTCTCCCGCCGGAGCAATTTCGGCGACCCGGAGGACTGGCGGCGCGGCAAATAACGCACCGGACCCGTTTACCATAGGATGGCCTGGGATGGCCTGGGAGTGGCCGGAGTTTCCGACCCCGCTAGGGTAGCCGCCATGGCGCTTCAGGTGTCGTGGCGGGTTGCGCATGGCTTCTCTGCGCCACTCCGGGGGCCAGCACGCCGCAGTGACTACCGTCAGACATTCCCCGGCTGCGCCGCCTCGTAGGTTGCGCGCTGCCTCAGGAACCTGACCCGGACCTCTCCCGGCCTGCCGATCTGGTCGTGATAGCGAGACTTCAGGATACGCACCGTAGTCAGCTCGTCATCCGGTTTGTCGCGATGTACGACGATGCCGATATCGGCCCGGTTGGCCCACATCGCGGAATCCGAGATGTCGTATAACGTCGGCACCGGAAATTTGCCGTCGCGATCCCGCCGCATCTTCGCCGGGTGCGCCGCAACGATCAGGTGCGCGTCGTATTTTCTGGCGAAACCGCGAAAGGACCGCAGGGCATGGCCGACATACTGGGTCATCGTCATGTCGCGCGGTGGATCGTGCTCGATCTCGTTCCACGGATCCAGCACAAAGAGGCGGCAGGAGTGCCGGATTGCCGCAGCCGCCATGCGTTCCATCAGCCATTCCAAACTCGCCGGGTCACCATCCTCCTCTGGTACGATGAACGTAAAATTCTCCTCGATGAACCGGTCTGCGGCGGTCAGGGATTCGGCGTCGAGGCTGGCGACAAAACCTCCACCGTGCCACTTGCGCAGCTCTCGCCGGTGATCGATGGTCGGCTCCTGCTCGAAACTGGCGAAGCAGACCGGCCAGCGGTGGCGCCTCGCCATGCGGCAAGCGATATCACCGATAAACGCCGATTTGCCGGCAGACGGCACGCCGGTGACGATGCACAGATCGCCGAGACGCAGCCGATAATGCCCGTCGAGGCCGGGAAATCCGCTCTCGTAAGAAAGCTTCTCGGTAGCCGGCGGTATTTCCGACATGTGGTAGACATTGCCGACCATCCACTGGGCGCGGTTGACCGAGGCGACGATGCCACGCTCGCCATAGCGCTGCAGCGTGTCGTTGAAGTCCTTACAGCCTTGGGGGTGCCTTACCCACTTGCAGCGGCGGGCGCCGAGGCGGGACACCAAGTCCTTGCGCAAGGCATCGCCAGGACCGTCGGCATCGACCGCGATCAGGTAGATGGTGCGGTCGCCGGTCACCTTGCAATCGGTCAGGAAGTCGTATTTCGCCGTGGCCCGGTCTCCCACCTCGGTGGCCGGAGCCCCGGCCGGCACCGAGACGATACGGGAATATCCGGCCTGCATCCCGGACCAGCAGTCCGCTTCCCCCTCGACAACGATCACCGGCTGATCGGCCAGGGCCGGGTCCGACAGGCAGTTGACGTTGTAGAACACCTGAGCCGAGCCCTTTGCCTGCATGAATTTTTTGTCGCCGGAAATGGTCCGGTATTTGACGCCGACGACATCGTCGCCCCGGTAGTAGGGGATCCCGACAGTGTCAGGTCCAAGCCGACCTGAGCTTCTGACGCCAAGCCTTGCCAGCAGCTCGATGTCCAGCCCGCGCGCCTCCAGCAGCGCCATGTGCCGAGCCGTCAGAATGTCCGCCATAATCCCCCCCTCTATCGCGGATTGACCAGCCGCAGTTATGGCAGTGCGCCAGGAGCGCCCCATCGCTGATCAGCACGCTGAGACAAGGCACGCGGGCCTTTTTGCGGCTCGCCGAGCATTTGGGGCACAGCACCTTGCGATTGCCGCCAGGACGCAACCCGCCGGGAACGTCGATGCCGTGCCGGCGCAGAACGTCGCCAAGCATGGCTCACATCCCGCCGTAATCGACGTAGGTGTTGCCGTCGCTGTTGGGCATCGAGCGATACCGGGGCTCGGGCTCGGGGTCGTCGTCCCAGCAACCGCCGTTGAGCCATGTCGCCGGGTGTTTGCTCGCCATCTCGGGGGAGGTGCCCTTGTCGAGACGCTTCTGGCGGTCCGCTGCCGCCTGTCGTGCCCCGGCCAGCAGGGTATCCCCCGGCGCCTCTTTGCGTGCCCTGAGGTAGGCCCTGCGGGCTTGCTGCGGCGCCTTGTGCACCGGGTAGGTGGCGTACCACTCCCGAAACTCGGCATCCAAGCGAGCATCGCGAGCGGCCGACAACGCTGCCGCCGGGGTGACGCGATCTGCCTCCGAAGGGGAGGAACCTTTAGGAGGAGGGGTTTTTTTGGTTGGAGAGGATGTCTCTGTCACGGAGGCTGGTTGTTCTTCACTTCCTGCTTCTTCTTCCTTGTTCAACGGTTTAAGGTTCGTTGGAACGTCCGTTATAACGTCCGTTGAACCTGTATTATTGTCTTTCAATGGCTTACGCTTCTTGGCGGACGCCAAACCGGCGTCGATCTTCTGCGCGAGATTGTGCTCAGATCGTGCAATCGCCTCGTCGCATCGGGGGTTCGTAACGAACCCGTCGCGCAGCACGATGAGCCCCTCGGCGATCAGTTTTTCCTTTATTCGGGGGAACCGCCGCCCGGCCATAGTCAGGCGGGCCAGACTCTTGTCGTCGTCCGGCAGACGGTTCCCGCTGGCAAGGATCAGGTTATAGATCGACAGGTAGGCGAGCCTCTCCCTGGCATCGAGGAGCAGGCAATCATGCAGCACGTCTTTGGCGCAGTAGCTCGTGAATAGGATACCTTGGCACATTATGACCACACTCCCTGCACTCTCAGCTTGTTGACGATGCGGTCCAGGATGGCCCGCTGTTTCGGCGTAAGCCGCCCCCACTGCACGACTGAGGCTCCGATGGAGTGGAGGAAATCGCTCTCCCACGCGGTAATGCACTCCGCGCATTCCAGGCAGTGGTGGATCAGGTCCGCTTCGCCCGCCCCGACCCCGGGCGGCGGCGGCGAGTAGCGCCTTGGGTGCCGCACATCGATGATCAGGTCGTCCCAGTCGAGGCTGCGGGCCTCTACCAGCTTATGGATGGCGCGTGCCGCCGCGGCGACCTCGCCGTCGTGGTCGCTGGAAAACATCCGCAGCAGCTTGACAAGGCGGTCGCGATCGGCGTCGTCGGCGATCATGCGGCGGGCCTTTGGGTCCAGGTCGGCGGCCGATCGACCCGTCCCGGCGAGCCGTGGTCGCGGATGGCGGCGGGATCGTCGGCGAACCGCAGCGGTGGCACCTGGGGGCGAGGCTCAGGGAGAACCCGGATCCGCCGCTCCAGCGCGATGCGGAGCATCCGCTTGCGGACCGGTGCCCAGCCAATGCGTGTGCCGGCGGTGCCCCCCAGTAATTGCCACGCCACATCGGCGGTGACGCCGTAGCTGCGCCAGCCCGCAATAGTGGCGTCGATATCCTCGATAGCCCCTGAGGGGTTGCGAATTGGGTGATGATGGTCTAAATGCTGCGACGCAACGGTCATGGCGTGACTCTCTCACGGCCATGCAATTTCGAGGGGTCGGGCTCTGTACCCGGCCCCTCAATTGCAACAGCGGCTAGATTGCCGCCTGTTTCAGATTTTGGTCAATACCGGAAATAGCGGCGGGCTATCCGAGGCGCCACACGCTCACCTCAAGAGCCTCGCCCACCGGCACCCGCCTGACGAACAGCTCATCGATCCAGCAATCATCCCAAATGACGCCCACCGCGGTCAGCACGTCCAGGCAGGGCTTTAGCGTGTTGTCGATGTCCCGCCGGTAATTAACCGGCGCCCGCACCTCGACCCTGACGTGCTTCCACTCCTTGCGCGGGCAGCCGGAGGCCATGACCAGCAGCAGCGCCTCCTTCTGCCACGCCTTGTACTGGCTGGTCTTGGCCCGGCCCTTGCCGTCCCTGCGGGCGACGTAAAGGTTGTTCGTCGAGGGCGGCGGCGTCGGGAACGTCAGCACGATCTCCGCGTCAGTAGCCGTGCCGCTGCCGGCCCGGCGCAGCATGGACACCGCCCGCTCAGTCGGCTGCGACCCCACCGCCCCCTCCCTTGCGTGTATATTTGCGCGGCTCCCGAGGCTCGGCCTTCGCCCAGTCCTCATGTAGCCGCTGCCACGGTATCCCGGTCTCGACCTCGATCCGCTCCAAGGTCGAGGTGCGGAAAAATCCCGGAGATTTCGACGAGCGCACGCCGCAGAGCGCGTACACCGTCTGGATGTAGATGCCGTGGCGTCGGGAGAACCCGTGGGGCGTCTCGTCGTGCTCGCGGAGCCATACGGCCAGTGCGGTTTCTGTCATGGCCCGAGCATAATATTTTTCGGTTCACTTACGCAAGCGGCTTGACAGGGGGCGCGACGGCGGCAATGATGGCGTGTTAGGTTGACTTGTGTCACCGGAGAAAATGAGATGAGCGACGCGCGGAACGAAAACACCAGGAGGTACGCCCGGGCCACGGGCTCGACGCAGGCCAACCTCGGCTACATCCGCATGAGTCACCTTGAGGAAATCGCGACGCGCCACGCCAAGGCGCTGGGTTACGCGGAGTCGATGCTGGTTGCGATCGACATCGTGGCCGACGATCCGGCGGCGGTGCGCGCGGCGGTGGCGGAGACGAAGGCCGAGATCGAGCGGATCTGCGCGGGCGGCGAGGTGCGGCGATGATCGATGCCGTCATCACCGGGCTGCACGTCATCTCGATCGCGTGTTTAGCGGTCGTCGTCTTCAGCGTGGCAACCGCCGGATTTTATCTCTGGCGTGCCGGCCGCACACTCAGGAGCTTGCGGAAATGAGCGGCCTTACCCTAGAGCAGTTAGCCGAGCGCAAGAAGGGCATCGGTGGGTCCGATGCTAGCAGGGTGATGTCCGGCGACTGGCTCTCTCTTTGGAGGGAGAAAACCGGCAGGGCCGAACCGGAAGACCTCAGCGGCATCCTCGCCGTGCAAATGGGCACCTGCACCGAAGACCTGAACCATCGCTGGTTCGAGCGCGTCACGGGTCGCGAGGTGCTGGAGCGGTCCATGCCGTTCGTCAGTGCGGACTACCCGTTCATGCGGATGAACGCCGACGGCATCACCACCACCAAGCAGGGCCACCCGGCCTACTGGGACGCGAAGCATGTGGGGCGCCTGGATGAGGCGACGGTGCTTCGATATTCGCCGCAAATGACGCATTGCTGCACGATCCTTGGCCTCGACTGGTGGGTACTGTCCGTCTTCATCGGAAACGGCAAGCACGAGATTGTCGAGCAGCAGATAGATGAGATGTACCAAGCCTCGCTGATCGCCAGGGAGCGGGCGTTCTGGCGGCATGTCGAAGCCGATACCGAGCCGCAAGACGAGGTGACGCCGGTCGCCCCGCCCAAGCCGCAGCCGAAGCGCCGCGAGATCAACCTCGATCTGACGCCGGCAGCCGAGCGGCCGAACTGGAGCGGAGAGTTCGCTCGGCTGGCGCGGTCCTTCGCCGAGACCGACGGCGCGGCCAAGCTGCACGCGATCACCCGCAAGGAGATGGCGGAGCTTGTGCCGGACGATGTGGGTCTATGCAGGCTTGGACTTGTCCGGTTCAAGCGGGATGGCCGGGGCACGCAAATATCCCTAATGAAGGGGGCTGACGATGGACGTGGATGATGAAGAAATTGAGGTCATTCTTCTGGTGATAGATATCGCAACGGAGGAGGCCAACTCCAAGACTATGACGTTCCTGGACGCGCACTGTCGAACGTTTTGCTTGCGGCAAGTCAATGCACTGCGTGCCAGGATACTCCAATATCAGGAAGATCTTGCAGAGGAGAGGGCTGATGGCTGACCTAGTATGGACTGAATTGCGTAGTTCTAATGTAAGCAAAGTAGCGTTCGATAACGATTCAGACGAGTTGTTGGTAGAATTCCGGTCGGGGGCTATATATTCGTATAGTGATCAGAGTGAAGCTACTCTGCAAGACCTCATAACGAGCACCTCACCGGGGAGTTATGTATCAAAATGGCTCCGCAACCAACCATCCCGGAAGGTGAAGTAGATGAGCGAGCACATCGACCACCAGACCGGCCCGGTGCCCGCCATGCCTCCGGAGATCGCCGCCGCCATCGTCGCGGTCAAGAAGCAGGTCCGCCGCCTAGGTGCCGACGAGCGCAACGAGCATGCGCGCTACAACTACGTGTCTGTAGATAAATTTTATTCGATCATCGGCCCGCTGATGGCCGAGGCGGGCCTCGCGCTGTTGATCAACGAGGCCGAGAGCGAGGTCCGCATCTCGGAGGCAACCGACAGTCAGGGCAAGGAGCGCAAGACGCCTTGGCTGTTCGCCAGCTACGAGCTGACGTTCCTGCACGAGACCGGGGTGATGTCGACCCTGCCGATGTCGCGCTCGCTGGCGATGCCGATTAATGGGCCGCAGACCTACGGCGCGGCGCAGAGCTACGTCGAGAAGCAATTTTTGCGACAGGTGTTCAAAATCCCGACCGGCGAGAAAGACGCCGACGATACGGCGCAGGGCGAGGACGCGCCCGCCAGGAGCGCCTCGCGCGGCAACGGGGCTACCCGTGCCCCGCAGCGGCAACAGGCCGCTCCAGCGCCCTCGGACGCCGCCGGCGAGGTGTCGAAGCGGTGGAAGGAGATCGCCCACGACATCGACATCGAGGAGGACAAGGAGATGCTCACGCGCCTCGGCAAGTGGCAGGCATTCGAGACCCTCGACAAGCTCAGCGCCGACCTCGGGCCGCCGGAGGTGCACGCCGAGCGGATGGGCATGCTGCAGACGCGGGCCGCCAAGCGCCGCGAGCGCCTGGTCGGGTCGCTTGAGCCATTCGGAGGGGAGTGATGGCTGACCAACCCAAGCCGCACGCCTACATGGTCACATTAGTTTTTGGCAACGGCCCGATCTCGCAGACCGCGCTCGTCGCGCTGGATTTTCCGAACGCGGTGGCGCTGTGCGGGTTCATCGCCGGGCGAGACCCCAACATTACCGGCGATCTCACCGGCTGCGCGGCCCTTGAACTAACGCCGGAATGGCTGCGGCGGTCGCTGCGCATGCTGGAGGACGGCAAGACCACCGGCGATGTCGTCTCTCTGGTCAGCGACAACCTGCGGCCAACGGCGACCGAAATCAGGGAGCGGAGCCCCCTGTCTGATGAGGACGCGACAGCATGGCAGGCGCGCCGCGACGAAGCTACAGCCGCCACGTTCCCCGCGCTCGACCGCCTCGCGAAGGAGGTGACGTGGCCGACGCCTGAGCAGGCGCGCGCTCAAGCCGACAGCTGTCCCTCGCACGTCTGGCAGCCGCTGCGGGCCGGCATCTGCCCGCTGTGCCAGCCCACCCTCGGCGGGGCAGCGTGACCGCATTCAGACACAGGCTCCTCTCCGGTAGCCAGCCATGAAACCAATCAAGTGTAGACGTTGCCCAAAGCGATTCAAATCATGGGCCGCGCTGATAGCGCACACCAACGTTAAACACCCCGGGGCGCCGACGATAGCGGCAGCAATACGAGACCCATTCTATCAATCCACAGAATGGAAGAGCGCCCGCTACGGGGCGCTCAAGATCGCTAACGGTCGCTGTGCCTGCTGTGGCTCCTCTGCCGCGGATGGCGCTCGTCTAAACGTCGATCACATTAAGCCCCGGCGGAAACATCCTGAGTTGTCTCTCGACCAAGCCAATCTTCAAGTCCTGTGCGCGACCTGTAATGCCGGCAAGGGCAACTGGGATAAGACGGACTGGCGAGACATAGACCGCACCCTCGACGCCGAGCATCTGGTGCTGCTGCGCGAACAGGGACTTCTTAACTGATGACCGCGTTCCTGGCGGCGGCACATCTAGATACATTCGAGTTGGTGGCGAGTCTAAGAACTCGCCTCGGCCTGTTCAAGCAGGAGAACGGCGGCGCGCTCGGCTGCCCGGTGCGCCAGCCTCGGGGCGAGAAGTTCACCCGGCCGCCGCACGCCGCTGACGGCAAGTGGCCGGAATTGACCAACATGCTGCAGCGCATCCTGCGCCTCGGCGA